TTCTTCTAGTGTCATATTTACCACACCTTCACGAATCAGTTTACTTCTATTGGCCATATGTTTTGCTTGTACTTCTTCTTTGCTACCACCAAAGTATGCCACAGCATGACCCTCTTCAACTAAAATGTCAGTTACCATTCTCCAACTGTCTGTTGGTGCATGATAAACAGTAAAGTCGCCTAATATACGGCCAAACTTACCTTTCATGTCCTCGCCTTTCTTATTGATCTGTGTCTTTAGGATTGGACCTGATTTGTTATCAAGCATTTCTTTTAGCCTTTTCTTTGCGGCTAAGCCAAATTGTTTTTCTACTTTGTCCTTAGTTCTACTTTCTGGTGTATCTATGCCCATGATTCTGACACGTTCGCTTTTTAACACTATACCAAATCCCAAATCGATATCAACATCTACTGTGTCACCATCAACTATTTTTAAGACTTTACATCTATATTCATACATACTGTTACTCCTAATGTGTGTATTATAACAGTATATATTTATCTGATATCTTTATAGAATACGTGGTTGTCTATCCTGGCTGTGAGCAACATGCTCTGGTTCCATTTGGGATTTATGTAGTCTGCGTGATAATGGTCAGCACCATCTGTGATACCTATACCTTTATCATATTCTAACATTAGCCTAGCAAGTTCTAATGCTCTTTGCCAACTGAATAGCTCTGTGGGTACATCCGATCTACCGTCACAATACCAACTGAATTGACATTGACCCCTTACTGGATAATAAATTCTTTGATCTTCGGTAAGAAATGGTTTGTTAAAAGTTTTCCAACTTTCTCTAATTGGTCCTTGTTTGATTACTTCACAAATACTATTTGGGAATACTGAGCTTTTCACTCTATTGATTACAACGTCACTAACGGCCCACATACCAGCAGTACTTTCACTTCTGGCTTCATGATACATATTTAATGCTAAACAAGTTACATCGTCATCTAAGGACATATCAACTTGTAGCACGTTTGCATCTATCTTTTCTGCAAATAAACTAACAGAAAAGAATAAACTTATAATGACTCTTTTCATAAATTAACCTATATTATACAAAATATAGTGTCTGTGTCAAGTGTCTATTTTACAACTTGTATGCTTGAAGTTGCTTCTGTAAATTTGTCTGCAATTTGTTCAACTGTAGGAGCATAAGTTACTACAGTACTTTTATTTATCGTAATTTTCTCAGGTGCTGAACTCATCATCCAAGGTACTAAGCCTAGTCCTCCTTCTGGATTTGCCGCCACCACACTAGCTCTTGAAACATGAAGACCATTTTCATCTTCACCTTCAAAACGTCCTAAAATTTCTTCTCCAGTAATTAATTTTACTGTAACAACGTCATTTTTTTCAACTGGTTTTTGTATTAACATGGGTTTTATCTGCCTAATTTTGTAGTTTATAACTGTATTTAATTGTTATAGTATAGTTTAATCTGTTAAAACGGAGAGTTAAGTAATATCTGAATCTACAATTAAGTTGATTCATGGAGGTATATATGGATATTCTAAAACTAATTGGCGGATGGGCCAAAGGTTTAACTGAAGTCGGTATTAGTGTAATCGCTCTCGGAGTAGTACTGGAGGTTTTATTCGGTGGAGCAGTTCCTTTCCTAGGAGATTTCCAAGTTGTTGATAACATCATGGCTATCCTAGGAGGATTAAGTAACGAAGGCTTATTAGGATTAATAGGTGTTTGGATACTATACCACGTCTTTAACAAGAAGTAACATACACGTCACGATAAAGGAGCCCTGATACTTTTAGGGCTTTTTTTTGGCTATTTTACCTTATTTCTGCCTGTTTTGAAAGGTTTTTGTTAAATAATATTGTTGGACAGAATAGATTTCAGTCTAACAGTAATTAATAAAGTGCCTCCCTCGTAGTAAAGGCTATATAGAGCAGGAGAACTGCAAAATGACTGTTCCAACGTTATGCAAGGTGGCCACCAAGCATTTTAATTAGGATAGTTTCTCTAATTGTTCCATTAGAGAATACTTTCTGGGTGCATTCCTACTTCCATGTAGGTGTATAATTTGTGCATCTTTGATATCACATCCGTTCCAATTATTAGACCAAAGTTTTCCTTGTTCCCAATTTTCTATATATAACTGATGTCCTTGATATGCTACAGTTGGGTCAAGTGTGTTGGTTAATGTTCTGCCTTTCTGATCCCATAACATTTTATTTAAGATAAACTGTTCTGTATTCCAACTATAAAAGTCCCAATTATGTGCCATCTCTAATCCCATGTCCCAAATGTCTTGACTCATTGTGTTAGGATAGTATCTAACATCTGCATTAAAGAAATGTTCGTGTTGTATGTTGTAATGGTTACGCTCTACACTACTTTTAGGATCAGTGTAATTAAACATCATAAAGTCATCATACTTACCAAAAATTTCTGTGGGTTTCATCATGACGTTGTCAGGACCACAATAAAGTATATTACAGTCTTCCTGTTTCCATATATCATATATTTCAAAGAAATGATCTTTAAAAACTTCCTGTATCTTTTCTACTTCCTTGTTAAAAAATATAAACTCCCAATCTCCCTGTAAATGTTTATTAAAAGTTCTTAAACTGATATCGTGCATTTTCATATACCAGTCATATAAGTCTCCCTCATTACTTCGGTCGTCAAACCATATTGGAGATTTAATTTTATATAAACTTCTTATCAGATAGTTTTTCATACAAACATTACTCTGGGAAAATATTGAACATATTGTGTAGGCTTGCCGTTTCTTATTTTTTCTACGTTTGATTTTATTTCATTAAAAAAGTTCCATGCTAACGGTATAACAACTATGTGTTCATCTACATCTAAACTGCTTCTGTCTTTAATAGGTATGTTAGTGCCTGGCGTAAGTAGTCCTTGTTTAAGTTCATTGTCATCTACAATCCAATCTAATATGATGTTATTGGCATTTAGAACTGTCATGCCTTTAGCCGCCGCACCATAACCTACTACAGGTGTCCCTTGTTGTTTGCACCTGCTTATTAAATCTTTTAATTGATTAAGTATTAGTTTTGCATTATTGCCAAACAAATGATAAAATGTTATCATGTGTCTGCCCTCACTATTTTCTTTGTCTATTGTTTCTTGAACTGTATTTTTTACTGTTGCTCCTTTATGCTCTAATGTAAATACATAACTGTCTCCATGAATAGGAGTAATTTCTATATCTGTTAAAACAAGTCCTGCCCTATCAGCCAATTTACGCATACTGTTTGCACTAAAGAAACTTATATGCTCATGGTATGTAGTATCGAATTCATTACGTTGATACATCTGACTTTGACTTGTCTGTATAAATGCCTTACCATCTGCTTTGAGATGTTTGCGTACTCCCCATAGAAACTCTAAAGGCTCTGGAGTATGAGCACAAACATTTTGTGCAGTAATAACATCAAACTGTCTGTATAAATTGGTAGGCCAAAAACTGTTTGTTACATTGTGTCCTTTCTTGACACTTTGCTCAAATAAATTTTTAGCAGGATCAACACCAAAGGTATCCCAACCTAATTTCTTAAAACTGTCTAACTGAGTTCCATCATTAGATGCTATATCTAATATCATGCCTTTGTTTATGCCGTCTTTATCTGTAATATGACTTGCAAACCAATCACAATAATCTCTTAATGTTTGACTTGTACCTGTAACATAAAGATAGTTTTCAAACATAATGGCAGGATTCACACTTACTGGTAATTGAGTATGCCAACAATCTTTACATACATTAAGACCTAACTTAAAACTTTCTCCTGCACCACTGCCATCGTGATAGTTGTTTGCTAAAGGTTGTTCAGCAAGATTTAAAAATTCTTCTAGATTATCTCCGTCACATGCTACACATCTATCAAGTGTAATGTACGAGTTCTGCCCTGTGATCTCTGTTGCAATTTGCATAATTATCTACCATCTCCTGTGTAATACTATCTAGGGTGTCTGTAAATTTAAAATTAAATGTGTTTTCAAACTTTGTCGTGCTAATACCAAAGTCATATGTTTTATTTTGTAATTTCTCGTTAAAGATTACTGCTGGTGGATCTTTATCAATCACAGACACACCTGCTATTCTACCAACTGCTTCTGCTATTTCTCCTGCAGTATTTGTAAAACTAGCAATATTATAAACACCTCTGTTTGCTTTTTTATTACTGTCTATAATTGTTTCTATTGCTCTACATAAATCGTTTATACCTAAAATACTTCTGCGTGTATCTTTATTAAAGACATGTATCTCACCTTTCTGCATAGCAGTATTAACCATTGCGTTAATCATTACGTCTGTTCTAATATTTGGTGCTGGTCCATTTACTGTACCAAATCTTAAACCATAATAATCTAAATTGCTAAGTTGCATAATATGATCTATGTGTAGTTTAGTCATATCATAGTAATTTATAGGACTAAAATTTACATTATCTTCTGCTATTTCACTAGCAGATGTGTTACCATACACACTAGCACTACTGGCATATATAAATTTTTGATCTTTTAATTTGTTTGTGAGATTTACAAAATTTCTTACATTATTATTAAAACTACTAGCAAGGTCATGATCGCACATTTTTACACTACTATGACCTGCTGTAAGAATTACCACATTAAAACTGTCTAAAAATTTTTCTGTTAAGTTATTAAAATCGACATTTACATTTATTGAATTAGAATAATTACCAAACCATTCTAAATCAACGTTGGTAATTTCATGCTTATTAGACAAATGTTTATCAATTGCCGAACCAGCATAGCCACAACCACCGATAATTAATACTTTCATGCACCTATTTACCAGATTGAATTATATAAACAATTAAGATCTGAACACTTCTTTGTGAGTGTTAAATTCAGGAATTTTTATATCTTTGTCCCAGGTATATCTTCTTGCATATGGTATTTGATGTGGGAAATCTTCTACACAATAAACATTACCTGGAAATTTTTTGTAGGAATTTTTCATAAACATATAGTTTTCTATTAATTGTTGAGAATACTTGTCTGCTTGTTCTTGAGATACCTTGACATCATATGTTTTTATTTCACCATAATGATGATCGTGATCACCTGCTATATTCCATGCAATCCAACCTTTAGCCTGTGCCTCAAAATCTCTTCTATATAGATACACGATTTCGTCACACTCTCCTAATATGTCATTATATTTGTTATAACTAAAATTAATTTGATCAGGCATAAGTTTAAACACAAATGCTGATCTTTCTGTGAGTTGTTGTATTAAAAAATTAAAGTTTTGATTTGAGTTGAAATGTTCCCATTCTCCCATGGGCATGATTCTGTTAGTAAGAAATGTTTCCCTGATAAAAAATGTACTACCTGTTCTGTAATTTGTTAGAACACATATTTTTTTACCTTTAAATTTTATATCTGGTAAAAGAGATTTCCTGTATTTGTCTTTATCCACTTATTTTGAGAGCCTGTTTGTATAATTGTGTGCTGGCCAGGTTTTTTGCTTTGGCTTCACATTGTATATCAAAGTCGTCCCAAAAACTTAATGCCCATTCGTTAGTATGATAATTTGGATACATATCACTATGGGCTCTTAGTTTTTGTTTTTTTGCACCACTTTCCAACATAGTATTTATGTTATGCATAGTGTTATGATCATAACCTTCAGGCATCCATTCATCTCTACTGTAACTGTAATGTAATGTTGGTCTTACACCTCTCCAACTGTCTATAATTCGCTTTACACGATCATCGTCTGCTTGTATGTATTCTTCATCACGTATCCAGTGATGGTGTATATCTAAAACAAGTGCAACGTGTTTTTCCAATTTAAGACTTTCATCAAGTCCCCAACACATTTCGTCATTTTCGATAGCAATAGTGTTACGAGCTTCAGGAGAAAGTTTAGGCAGTACATCTATAATGCCCTGATAGCCTTGCCTACCTGAGATATGCACATTACACTTCATGTCCATAAACTCTTTACCAAATCCCATCCAACGTATCATGTTGCAATGGTACTCAAATTCATCAATACTTCGCTCAACTACATCTGGCTTGTCACTTGCTAAGACACAAAACTGGCCAGGATGAAAACTGATACGAACATCAAGAGCCCTAGCAAGATCACCAACTTTGGCGAAACCCTGCTCAAGTCTATTTTTAACCGTTTCATCTTCCCAAACGTACCTCCAGGTTGGCTCAGTAGCCATAGGTATCTGATTGCTACCTAGACGTACCATCCTCATCTCAGCAGGCAAACTGCCAACATACTCTACCAGATTGTATGCACTCTGCATATTGTGTTCCACACAATCAAACAGTTTTTGCTCTGCTACAGATTTGTCTTCCTGCCTGTTACACCAAGCCACAGTAGTAGATTTTTCCGTATATTGTTGCTGTTTTTCCTGTAGAATTTTAGGCTTCTGTGTCTGATCTTGTTCCAGATACTTACAGCAGAAACCAATACGTTTTATAGAGTCGTCAAACATGATATTAGTATAACATATGAACAATGATTGTCAAGATAAGATAAATACATTTGTATAATTGCAAAGTTTATATAATCCGGAGATTTAGATGGCTACAGTTAAAAAATACAACTTAGCAGGTGTTAGTACTAGTTTAGAACTTGGTAAACAAGGTTCATATATCAGTGGTAATTCAGATGCTATTGGGTTCTACACATCAGGTGACGAGTTACAGAAAATTGCAATAGCGAATGCTACAGCGGCCACAGGTGCTGTAACAAAGGCTCAGTTAGACGACATTGCCTCAGACTTAGTACAGCACATTACTTTAGATGTTGATTATAATACATCAGGTTCAAGTAATGTGGCTACTATTGCCGCAGGTAGTAGAGTTATTTCAGTAACAGTTGATATACCTACCCCTTGGAGTTCTGGTGGTGCAGGTGATTATGTTGAAGTAGGAGATTCCTCAAACGGCTCAAGATTTATTAGAAGTTCAGACGTAGATGTTACAAAAGCAGGTCAATACCATTCACAATATCAGTATGAATATGGTTCAGAAACTGTACTTACAGCAGAAGTAACCAACGGTGCCGCAAGTGCCGGTACTGCTACTATTAGTGTATTAGTTGCCGCCGATAGTGTAAATGTAACAGATTACGGTTCAATAAATAATTCACAAAACAGTAACAGCGACTTAGGTAACATAAGTTAATAGGAGTTAATATGGTAGATTCAGTAAAGAACTACGGTATAGCAGGTGCTAGTACAACTATAGAACTTGGTAAACAAGGTGCAGTTATAGATGCTAGTGATAGTGCTATAATAAGTCTCAAAGACAAAGACGGTGCTTTAGAAGAAATTGCAATAGCAAACGGTACAGCAAGTAGTCATGCTGTAACTAAAGGTCAAATGGATGCCACTGGTAGTCAAAAACTCAAATTTGTTGAAACAACCGTAAATTACAATAGTGGAAACACATCTGTGGGTACATTTGCATCCAACTCAACAATACAATCCGTAGTTGTGGAAAAAGGTGTTGGCAACTGGACAGACTATAATAGTACCACAGAAATAACTGTGGGTGATTCAGGTGACGTTGATAGGCTTTTTGCAGGATTTGATCCAGCAGGTGGTCAAATTGCATTTGATAATGACCATACTTATAGTGCAGATACAGAAGTTTATGTTTATGTAACCCAAGGTGGTGCAAGTGCAGGAACGGCCAAAGTCAGAATTTGGTACAGTGGAACACTATCTTAATAATGAAAATACAACACATTACAGAAAAATACTGGGAGGCTAATAGCAAGAAGCCCAAATTAACAAAGCCTAATCCTGGCCATCAAAGCCCACACCCTGGGCAAAGCAGAGGATTTGTAGGCGAAGATAATGTTAATGAAAAAATGATGGACTTTGGTGGCAAATACATAGACCAAGATTTTATGGATTTAGTCAAACTTATGAAAGGCAGAGGTCAAGGTAGTGCTCAGGAATTGGCATCCAATCTTTTAGAATTTTTATCATTTGCAATGAATGATCCCAAATTTGGTAAATTGCCACTAGCAAGATTTGGTGATAATATCAAATTAGTATATAATCAATTCAGTGCTAATCAGTCATTTAAGCAACATGACCAAGACAAAGCAGAATACAAAAAATTAGATGCACCTATTACTCAAAGACAACCACAAGAAAGTTTAAAGTATAACTCATTAGAAGAATCAGTTGGAGAATTTATAACAGAAGAAGAATTTGACCAACTAGCAGAAAAACAGGATGCCTGTTATCACAAAGTAAAATCCAGATACAAAGTATGGCCCAGTGCTTACGCCAGTGGAGCCTTAGTCAAGTGCCGCAAAGTAGGTGCTAAGAATTGGGGCAAAAGCAAGGGTAAGTAAATATGCTTATCAGAGAAATCATAGAAGACATAACTACTCTTAATACAGAACCTAAGTTAGGTAAACTTCCACATGAAGAAGTAGAGTCAGTTATTCATCAATGGGTCAATCAAGAAGACCATATAGAATTAAGTAATGGAATGCATGTACTCAGTGGTGAGAATCACGGCTATGATGATAATGTAGCACTAATAGTTGATGCTGATTATAAAATATTGGATCACGATGATGACATTGTTGAACTAATGCAACAATTCACAGCACAAGAAATAGACCCAAGCATTGTAGAAACAATAGTTGAAAAATGTTGGAAAGGCTATCAAAAGAAAGTCCATGAAAATGTTTGGGCCTTTGATGCAGAGAAAGCATTAGAGTTATTAAAAGAACCACTACTACGAGGTGGAAGAGATGATGATCCTGATTTAAGTTGTGACATGTGCGGTGGAACTGGATGTGGGTCAGGGTACAATGACATCAAAAATGACTTAGCACGATGGACAGAAATGTTAAATCCAAATAATGATAATAGACCTGAACATCTTACAAACGATGACATTCAAAAGAAAATAAAAAAACTAAAAATCCTAGTTCAAAAGTATCCAAATGGAATACCTGATAACATTGATTGCTCTGCTGGAATGTCTAAAAAGAAACATAGAGAATGGAACAAGACTAAAGAACATGATGCCGCAGATGTGTTAAATAACATCATCGGTGATGATAGTTTCCATGACATGCTAGATGACTTAGCACCAGAAGATGATGTCAGACCATTAATAATGAACTGGCTTAATCCAGAATGGAGAGCAAAACAAAGACCTGGATTACCTGAATACCCAGCAGTAGAACACGTAGATTTTGCAAAACTATATAAGAGAGCAAGACAAATTTATAATCCATTAACGTTAGTCAAAGAAGACAAGTTAGTAAAAGTTGAAGAAGATTTAAGAGCCTGGTTCGGTAAAGGTAAAAAAGGCGGAGCCGGAGGCGGTGGTTGGGATAGATACAACACCAAAGGCGAACGTATTGGCAAATGTGGAGATGCTAAGAAAGGCGAAGGTAAACCTAAGTGTCTAAGCAAAAGCAGAGCGGCTAGTTTAAGAGCCAAAGGTGGTAAGAAAGCAATAGCGGCCGCAGTAAGAAAGAAACGTAGAGAAGATCCCAATAAAAACAGAAAGGGTAAGGCTAAAAACGTAAGTAATACTACTCGCAAGAGTTAAATAATAGGAGTTGATATGGACTTTATAAAAGCAAGACTAAAAGAAAGAACCAGTTGGGACGGTGGTGTCCTAATTGTTGGCGGTATCTTAATGATACTTACACCTGTAAATCTTATTGCATATGGCATGATTGCCTACGGTGCATGGACTATTTGGAAAGAAGAGGACTAATCAAAAGTCTTATCATACACAGGACTATACTCATAAATAGTCCATATGAATAGTTTAACATTAAAGCATTTTAAAAATGTTTTCTCGTTAGAGGATTGTAGAACTATTTTAGATTATGTTTGTGCCGTACCAAAAGGGAATGTAGTAAACATCAAAAATGAATACGGAGATGTCCCCAACGAAAAATGGTACGGTATAAATGTAATACCTAACAGGTTTAGATTCCAAAAAAACAAATTTGACTTTCTGTCAGAATCAATTAATAATAATACCCCTTACAATTACAATGATTGGGCTCTTGATATGGTTTATGTAAACTCATATTTTGTGGGCGACGAGTGTTTAAGACATGTTGATTTAAATACCAAAGGCAGACAGGACTCTGTAGCAAAAGGCACAGATTATTATACTGCAATAATTTTATTAAATGACAATTATCAAGGCGGAGTATTAAAGGCTGGTAATAGAGATATGCCTATTGATATGAATGTAGGCGACATGGTTATATTTAATGGCAGATCAACATCACATCTAGTAACTGAAATAACTGAAGGCGAAAGGCATACCCTTGTTATTTGGGGCAAACACATATAACCAATAAAAAATTTTATAGTAAATATACTCCGATAAATATTGGCATGTTCAATATATCAGAAACTGCATTAGATCCACAATACTGCAAACATCTATGGCAAACATTTAAAGATGCAGACGATACACATGAGTATTGGGCAAGTAAATATAGGCCTAGATTTAATACACACAGAGATAGAGATGAAGATCTACCAGAGCAATGGATAGACTTATTTCAAATACCAATCAAAGAATTTATTTCTGAAAGCGGATATAATTTACAAGAACAATTTCCTATTAAACATAGAAATACTAGAGTTTTTATAAATAGATATCCAATCGGCTCTTATCTTAAATGGCACACAGACGAATTAGGGCATAAAGTATGTGTAATTTATTTAAATCCAGAATGGAACGGAGATACTCAAGGTGGTATTTTTGAACACTACGAAGATTTTTGGGATAAGCATCAACTTAAACAACGTAAAGTGTTATTGGATAGTGAATTTTACAAACATACATCAGATAAAAAAATAATTAAAGTTGAGCCTAAATTCAATAGAGCAATTTTTTTAAATCGTAGTGATAAAGCGGTACTACATCGTACTACACCTATTTTAGGAACTCAGCCTAAACTTAGTTTGCGTATTGCAGTTACAGAAACGGTTTATAAAAATGGCTACACAAAAGAATACCTTTAAAATTGCTGTACTTTCTGATAGTATGGCTATCAGTAATTCTGACTTAAAAAATAATCCAACATCTTTCATACATGGCAATAACTTACAACATGCTAAACCAAGTGCCCCTTATAAAGTATCAGAGCTCTTTAGAGAGCATGGATACACATCAACTGTATTTAATTACTTTTCTCAATGGGAACAGCAGGATATAATAGACACATTAGTAAAGTATAGTGAAGGTTATCCTCTACTCATTGCTTTTAGTGTGACTCTCAATAACGGTGATTCCTATTTAAAAAGACTTGCAGACTTTACTAAACTAATAAAAGAATATATACCAGGCAGTATTACAATATTGGGAGGCATAAGAAATTTTGAAAATACAGAAAGGTATAAAAGTATAGGAGATTTTCTTTATATAGGTAGAAGTATGCCATTGCTTATGAGAGATATTCATAATAGGGTATTTGAAGATTATATTGGTAAAAAATTCGATTCTATAGAAGTTACATATCCTAATAAAGAAAATCTAATGGATACACCTGTAGTTCATAAATTTTATGATAATGATACCTGGATGTCACATGATGTTCCTATATTTGAAACTGGTATAGGATGTAAGTTTAATTGTACATTTTGTAATTATGATTTTAGAAATATTAAAGACCCTAAAATTACAGCAATAGATTCATTAATAAAATTTTTTAATCAAGCAAATGCATTTGGTATTACACATTTTTACTCTGCAGATGATACAATAAATGAAACCGATGACAAAATAGATGTGATCCATCAGGCAGTTAAAGAATTAGACTTTACGCCAAACATAGCCTCCTTTGCAAGGCAAGATGTATTGTATAAAAGACCAGATAGAATTGAAAAAATGTCCGAAGCAGGACTTACATCATTATTTTTTGGTATCGAAACTGTGAATTTCAAAGCAAATAAAATGATTAGAAAGGGTTCTTCCCCAGAAAGAATAATTGAAACACTTACACAAATAAAAAGTCATAATCCAAACTTTTTCCTATTTTCAGGCATGATTATTGGCCTTACACATGATAGCGAATCTAGTATTAGACATTACAATGATTTATTGCTATCAGAAAGATTACTAGATGGCATAGGGTATATGCCACTTAGGATAATGGAAGACGAAACAATGTGGGACTGGCAGTCACTTATAGATAAAAATCCTAACAAATATGGCTATACCATTCATGAAGGGCATAATAAAAAAAGAGCTTTTAGAAGTAGTAGTAATGCCTTTTGGAGTAATGATTGGACAGATTATTCAGGTGCTATACAACTAAGAGACGACTTATTTCATCATAATTTAAAAAGATTTGGATACAGTTCAATGATAGGTAATTGGTCTTATACATGTTTAAAAGCATTAGGTGTGGTAGATGATGTACCAACCTGGCATGAAAAGTTTAGAGACAATATTGGCTTTAAACCTGAACATACACTTATGAATTCTCCTGTAGATAAAGCAATACAAACGTACATAAAAGTAAAACAAAATGAATATAGTTAAAGACATTTTTGATGACTATAGAATAATACCTCATTCTAATATTGATCCATTTAATTTAGTTTCTTCAAAAGGACCTTGGATAGTAGGCAGTTTTGTGTTGTGGCACTTTAAGACTTTTTTAACTGGCAAGAAGCCAGATTGGCAGTATGGTGATATAGATTATGTTGTACATTCAGAAGAGCAAGGCCAGAAACTTCTAGATTATTTTAGAAAAACCAACAGAAAAGAAATACAAAAATTTGATACTGTATTTAAATTTGATAATGTACAAATAGGTCTTCAACAATATGAGGATATTAGATTTAGATTGTATTATCATGATATAAATATCTGCCAGATAGGCTGTGATGATTCTAATTTTTATGTAAGCAGTTCAGCATTAGAAAGTATTAAAAATAATACCTGTTGTTTGACTGGTAATACTACAGGAATCTATGACCCTGTAAGAATGCAGAATAGAGTCCAAAAATATGTAAAACGTGGCTTTAACTTTATTGATTAGATAAGTACTACTATAATAATTAGGAGAACAATATGCCAGTAAAATTTAAACCCTCACAGAAAACTTTTGTTAAAGGGCAAGGCACTAAGACAGAACATTTTTATATTAAAAATACTCCAAAAGAAGAGCTAATAGATTATCTGAATAAAGGACAAAAAAACAAAGTCAAACAAAAATGCAGAAATGAATTAGTTAGACGCGGAATAAAAATCGTATATAAAACACCAGAAGCCGAATAACAAAAAGTGATAAATAGTTTGTATGAAACTATTTGAATTTTTAACAGAGCGACCACTTACTAAAAAAGAAAAAGGTAAGAAAGAGAAGTATGTCAAAGGCATGAAAAGTGCCAAAGGCGACTTTGAAAACCGTTATGGTAAAGACGCCAAATCAGTTATGTACGCCACTGCTACCAAGATGGCAAAAAAAGAATCAGTTCATGAGGAAGTTGATCTAAATGACAAAATGATAGGTCAGCCAGACAAATACTATGATGAAGAACAGAGACGTGAAGCATATGATGATTTACAGACTGCTTTAGATGGTGTTAGGAACGATTGGGAAAAAGAAAGTGTTATAGATGGTGTATGTCCAGAGTGTAGCGGAACGTCATACATGGACGGCGACTATGACAATGATGAAGACAGTTGTTATGGTTGGGGCAATTATGGATGTGATCAAGGCGAGATGGAAAATGCTAGTTGGGTTGAAATTGTTAAACATGATAAACGTAATGCAGAAAGACAAAAAGCCAAAGACAACTACCCAGGTGATGATGAGGTTATAAACCAAGTTGCTAACATGGTTAAGAACATGGACGATCCCAGAGATGCTGTATTTCAATTACAAGCAGATTATCCTAACATGGGCAAAGCACAAAGAGCCGGCATAGTTGCAAAAGCAATGAAAAAAGCAGGCCTAACTGAAGATAAGGATGGCGGCGGTCTTATAGATGATGTGATGGGATATCTTAATACAGATGTATATAATGAAAATACAGACGTTGAAATAAACAGACTAAAAAAACTATCTGGTATAAAGACTGAAGGTCGTCCTTTTTACACTGACGCTCCTGATCAAGCAGGTGCGGCCCAAATGGTAAAAGACGCCAGAGGCAAAGAGTTCAAACTAGATACAAAAAGAAATGTTTTTGTAGCACTAGACGGAGAAGAAGCAGGATTAAATACTCCTTTAGGACAGCAACTTAAAAAGAAAAGAGCTCAGCAACTTGCTAAAACAACACAAAGTTATCAAGCAAAACTTAAAAATAGCATGTACTCAGAAGATTCAGAGTCAGATGCATCAGAATCAGCAGTAGCAAAAATGATTGCCAAAGCATTAGGTGACGAAAATCGTTGGACAGAAATGTCAGCCGCAGAACTATATGCAGAACTAGAAAGTCAAAATACAGAAATGGCAGACATGGTTAAAGATGTTGCTAAAATGATTTATGGTGTTCAATTATCAGAAAGCATAGTATATCAAGAAATTACATTAGAAGATGATCAAGACTTTACTGAAGAGTTTGGTATATTAGGCTACAGCATAGATGAAAATGATATGTTTGAAGCAGAGTATCAGGGTCGTAAAGTAAAACTCAATAAACCTATGCGTGGTGACGTTAAAAAGTTTAAAGTTTATGTTAGAGATCCTAAAACAGGAAACGTTAAAAAGGTCAATTTTGGACACGGCGGAACATCAGCAAAACGACCTACAATGCGTATCAGAAAAAGCAATCCCAAAGCCAGAAAGAGTTTCAGAGCAAGACATAATTGTGACAATCCAGGTCCAAAGACCAAAGCCAGATATTGGTCTTGCCGAAAGTGGTAATCACCACATTTAAAATTACATAAGTAACAGTATGAAATTTGTATTAGTATCTACTGCTAGATCTGGCTCACAATTTGCAGTTAAATTTTTAGCAGAGCAATTTAACATAAACTTTCATTTTTATGAAATTTTACACAAAGACAGAATGTCTGATTTCTGGAACAGAAATGGTGGTATTCCTGTTTATGTAAAAAATAATAAATTAGTTAAACTTAAATACAATACGTCTGATTTTAGCGAGATACAATCATTAGCATGGTCAAAATCAGATGTTGCCTCCTGCAAACTTTTAGATCATCAAATTATAAAAACCGAAAATAAAATAATAAACAATATATTGCAAAATGCAGATCATATTGCATATCTATATAGAAAAAACTCGACAGCTCAAGTCTATAGTGCTATAATAAGTAAAAAGTTAAAACATTATCTTAATAGAGATGTTAATAAAAATAGAACTTTTGTGCATATAACCCAGGAAGAGTTCGAGCATCAGTCTCAAGACTTACTAAATGGTTATATGTTAATTAAAAACATGATAGAAAAATACCCTGGTAAGATTTACTGTTTAGAGGAGGATTTTCCACATAAACCGTATGCAGATGTATATGATTATGACAAAAGTTTTACATATGACTTGCAGAATATACAAGATTTATTTAAATGAAAATTGCAATTACAGGACATACTAAAGGTATAGGCAAAGCCTGTTATGATTTATTATCACAGGATCATAATGTTTTAGGGTTTAGCAGAAGTAATGGATTCAATATTACACAACCTAAAAAAATATTTAGTGCTAGTGTAGGCTGTGATGTATTCATAAACAATGCCTACATTATAAATACTGACCATCAATTAAACTTATTTAATTTATTCTACAATGAATGGAAAGATAATATAGATAAGTTTATTGTGAATATAGGTAGTAAAAGTAAATATTATCCACATAATCCAAATTATCCTGTTTTAACTGAAAAAACCAGAAGTAGTAAAGATTATAACAAACATAAGACTGAACTATCTGAATTTATATATGAGAAACAACTGTTTAATTCCAAAAAGTGTAGAATTACAACTATAAATCCAGGTTATACAGATACAGATCTAGTAGCAAGGCTTGTAAATCAAGTAAATATGCTGTCTCCCTTAGATATTGCTAATACTGTAAAATGGGTTATAGAACAGCCAAAACACATTGAAGTAGGCGACCTAGGTATTTGGCATCCTTCAGAAAGATGATAAATAGTACATATGAAACAGATAGTAATATATCCTGGAAGGTTCCAACCTATGCTTTTGCATCATGCAAAAGTTTATTATAATCTTAAAGTATTATTTCCTAATGCAAAAGTTTATATAGGCACATCTAATAAAACAGAACCTGGTACTTCTCCTTTTAATTTTAAGGAAAAACAATTAATAGCACAGGCACAGGGTATTAACCCTGACAATGTACTTGAGGCTAATTCACCCTATGTACATACATTCTATACCCAGTTTGATCATGACAATACCATAGTAATTTTTGCTGTTGGTGAAAAAGATTCTAATAGATTTCCAATGACTAATGTAGATAAAGAGACAGGATTAGACATGACTGTACGCGGAGAACCACGTCCAAAATATTATCAAATGATAAATACATATAATAACGATAATCCTAAGCCAATGAGTGAAAGGGGATATATTTACAATATAGAAAATATAGTAGATTCAGATAATGAAGTTTCTAGTGCTAGTGCATTTAGAGAAGCATTATTAAATAGTCCAAGCAAAGAAGCGGCCAAGGAAGTTTTTACTAAGCAATTCGTAGATTACAGAGAAGACGTATTTGATTTAGTTTATAGAAAAATAGTAGGTGAAAAAATGAGTGAAGATTTAAACATTTTAAGAAAATTAGCAGGACTTGGTGAAAGTGGTCCTGTAGAATTTGAGAACAACGTTGAGGTAAAAGACGTTCAATTTACGCCTCCAAGCAAGAGCTCATCAGTACATAGTATTGCAAACAGATTTCCAAAAGGTTCTGATGTAAATGATAAAGATACTAAAAGAGAGGAATTTATCAATGCATTGTTGAAAGCACCTGCAAGTCTTTTGTCAGAAATAAATGAAAGAATTTCACCTGCAGACGACAATGGATTGGCCGCAGGTGAAAAACTATCTGCAGTTATAAACATTTTAGAAAAAGAAGGTTCCAGTATTGCAGATCTTTCAGACGATGACAAAAAATTTACATTAGATTTAGTTAAAAAAGCAATTAATGAAATGGATTTAGATGCAGGAGATGAGTCAGAATACGAGCCAGAAGAAGACGATTTTGAAAAGGAAAGTTTAAACTTATCAGATATCAGATCTGATTATGGTGTTGAAGAAGCACTAAAAACGAACAGCAAAGGATTTTTAGTTTACAGTAACGGTAACCCACTAAGTTTCTCAGACTGGAGTTATGAAAACAAAAAGGAAGGTGGTGATGGTTCTGAAGAAGCATACAAAACATATTTAGAACTCGTAAAAGAAGAAGATATTTCAGAAGGTGGTGACTGCTATCACTGTAAAGGCGATGATCCAGACTGTGAACATTGTGATGGTGACGGCTATGTAAAATTTGATGACGACCCACAAGAGCCAAGCCAAGATGAAATAGACAACAACGAAGCCGCATACAAAAAATATATTGGCAAACACAAAAAAGACGAATCTGTATCTGAAGACAGAGATGGTCCTACACCAAGTGAAATGAGTGACGAAGAACTTATGGACTATGTAGGACAAAAAGAAGAAGATATAGTAGATGACATTCAGCAACATATCGCTCCAGACCATTTACATAAAGATAATTATGATGAAATGTTTATGAAGTACAGAACAGAAGTATTAGAACCAGCCGCACATGATCTCAATATGGACTATGCAATGATGAATATGGATAGTGATCGTGAAGACGTTGATGCAGAGGAGTCTATAGAAGACACTTCAAACAAGGCATTAGAAGCCGCAATGGAAGAACTTAAAAAGTTAGCGGGGTTATAAGAAGATAAAAAAACTGAGCCTTGTCCTAAATGTGGTAAAACAAGGCATGTTTTAAAAACCTGTGCAAGTTGCGGTTGTAGTTAAGCCAGACATTCTTAACATTCTGTTTTAAATTCATTAAATAGTAGCATGTTGCCTATATATGATCATTTTTATGCTACTCCCGATATTATTCAGCACAAAACCTGTTTTGGTCATATAAAAGCCTGTAACGATAAACTCGATATAAATTGCGAATATACTAATGATAATTCTAAACCCTGCATGGTATTCTTTTATGCAGGAAACCAAATAGACGAACACGTAGATAACGATCTTATTCAGGAAGTTTTAGATGTAGTTAAATCAAACAAAGATAATGTTTTAATATTAGACACCATAATTGAAGATTATGTAAATCCTCCTTTTATGGCATGTTTAGATAAAATTTTATCCAGTGGAGTAAATTCAGAAAAAATAAAAATAGTTACATCATTTAATCCTAATAATATGTTTGTAACAAGATTTTTAAGTTTAAATAAAAAATATGCAAATATTGATATTATTTCCTATAATGGATTTTCTACAAGTTTTGTACTGAATCAGCAAGGCAAAAATGCTGAACTAAATGAAATTGTCGCCAGACGCTGTACTAAACATTTTGGTTTATTACAAAAAAATTCCAGATTTTTAAGAAAATTAGTTCATGCGTATTTTATAGATAATGGATACGATAAACAATCAGTATATTCTTGGCACAATGAAGGAAACGATTCAGAATGGGGCAAGGAAGATATTAAAGCATTGGAATCTCTAAACATAACTGTGGATATAAACAAATACAAACAACCCATTTTTTATGATGATATATATCAAACAGATGAGTGGGCAACACCACAGGAAATTTTAGATGATTGTGCTTTATCTATTGTGGTAGAAACTTCATCTACAAGAGATGATCCTAATTCGTTTTATTCAGAAACTTTTCATCACAGAAAAAATTATTTTTTATCTGAAAAAACTTATAAGAATTTCTGGTATGGAATTCCTTTTATTCATTTAGGTATGCCTTATATAAATGAAAGATTAAATGATCAAGGATATAAAACATTTAGGCATTTGTTTGAAGATCCAGTTTATTCAATAGACACAAATTTTCAGGGTTTCAAAAATGATATGAAGTTAATTGAAAAATTATCAAATATGAGTGTTAGCGAAATAATGAACATTCTCAATAAACCTGATGTGATAGGTTTTATAAAACACAATAGAAAAATGTTAAGTAGAATGTTACCATTAAGAAATTTAGTTATAAATTTAGATAAATACTAATATGAACGAAATAGAAAGATTACAACAACTAGCAGGCATAGTCAATGAAGACGATGGCGCTCCTGGTGTAGATTATAAATCAGATACTGGAGAAGGTGAAGTCAAGAAAGTTGCTGTAGGTCACGTAGATAACGAAAGAGGTATGATAATGAAAAACTTATACCTGATTGGAAAATCTTCAATTGAACTACATAAAATGATTAAAGACTTACCAGATGCAGACTTTCCACACTGGTGGCAAAGCAAAATAGTTAAGGCACAAAATTATTTAGATGGTGCTAGAAACTATTTAGATGCTGAATTGAATGCACCTAGAGGTGATTATCCAGAGCTACCAGATAACAAACCTGAAGTTGATGACGACCCTAGTGGCGTTAGTTAAAATCCTTAACTAACTCTGCACCCATCTCAGGCCAAAATCTACCTGCTCTAGGACCACCATTACCTTTTCCGTCTGACTCCCCCGGTATTTTTACCCATAAGAAGGCATCACATTTAGGCTCTCCAGTATTGCAACTAGGCACTTTACCTACATGTCTGCCAGGAGGATTACACCAATCGTTGCCATGTGGGCCATTACCATTACGGCTGGTATCTATAACAAAATGCCAGTCTTCATTGTATTCACACACCTTTAAAGCCCATTTCATGCTCTCTTCTGTGCTTCTATAATTACTTACATTAACACTAAACCCTCTTATATCTGCGTTAGACACACTGGAAATTAGCTCTGATGCCTCTTCTGGACTAAGCCAATTACTGTGACCTATATCTACATATACTAATGCTTCGCTTTCTTCTGTAAGTATTTCTAAGCCTGACATAAGTAAATTTTTGCGATATTCTGCTTGATCTGGTTCCATTAGTGTGGTATGCGGTAAGGCATCTGGTTCTACTATAACTATAGGCTTATGCCCTTTAATACCTGCACAGAACTCCTGTAAGAATAACAGGTATTCTGTTGCGTCAGAGGCTCCTCCTTTGCTGTAATGCCCTAGGTCTCTGTTAGGTAAGTTGTATATCACAAAGTATGGTAGTTTTGGTGCTGTACGATTTAACAGCCTTTTAAGACTTTTTTCTAATTTTGTGTAGGCATTTTTGTTACGTTTAGCACCATACCAAAATGCTACAGGGTGGTCAAATATTTTGGCTACTTCTGGGTGGGTAAGTCTGTGATCTTTTACTCTGTCAAAATCATTTACCCAAAAAGGATAATCAAGCATTTTTCATTTGTCTTTCTAATTTTTTAAAAAACTTCTCTCTCTTTTTAAATGCTCTTTGTAATTTTAAATCACTTACTTTGTCTATGAATAAATCACCATATAAATGATCAAATTCGTGCTGAAAACATCTGGCATCTCTGCCGTCCATCCAGGTTTCTACCTGTGTTTCACCATCTGATTTATAATATCTGACTTTGACTTTTTCTGGTCTGGTTACATCTAAATACAACATAGGGAAACTTAAACAGCCTTCTTCATATCTGCATGTTTCTTCACTGTATTCTAATATCTCAGGTCTAAAAACACCTATGTCTCCCAAATGCTCATGATTCATAACAAACATATTATAACTATAACCTATCTGTGGTGCGGCTAAACCTATACCAAATTTATCGTGCATAAGTTGGAACATTTCTTTTTCCTTTTCTCGCCAATCTATATCGGTACCAAAAGGATCTATATTTGCTCTGGTATGAAGTGCTTGATGCTTAGGCTCTACTAATTCGCATACCCATTCTTCTGTGAGTGATGTAGTGATTACATCAGTTGTCATATAGTTGTTATAAGGATTATAAGTACTCATACTTGTATTTATTTAAAAAGTTGCTCCGCAGTTTAAACTGCGGAGCATGATTGGGTAATATAGTTGTATTAGGAGAACAAAAAATGTGCCCAATCAAAACTTATCTGCCCTGTCCTCTGTATTTTTTGTGACACCTTTTTTTGTGTTTGTTCATAGTTGATAAGGCAATTTTGACACTTCTGCCTCTGCCGCCTTGTCCAATAGAACTAGCCTTTCTTGTGGGTGTTATTGCTGTTGTTGTTTTATTATATATTTTTGCCATTTAATTCCAAAATTTATTATAAAGTTCGTTTTCTAATAAGTATGCTTCTTTTTCCCAAGGTCTTTTACCATATGACATATTTTTACAATCCTGTTTTTTCCATTTGTATAATCTAGGATGTAAATCGCCTCTGATAAATTGTTTGGCATGAACTAATTCGTGAGCTAAATTTACCATCATTTCTTCTAATAAAAATTTATGGTCAAAAGACTCTCTTGCTAGTTCTATTTCCACACTTTCTCTATCGCCATAACATAATGCAGAATTTTCTCCATCGCATTTTGTCACAACATTTATATCTATATACACATTCCTTTTAAGTCTGGGCATAAGATAAAACATTATATTGTATGCAAAATCTAAAACTTCTTTCTTTTGTTTTATTCTGCCATTTATTACAATGCTCATCATAACATTATACTATCTTTATTAGACATGTCAAGTAAATAATTATATATCATTTCAGGATGATTTACTCTTCCATGATGCAATACAAATGCTTTGTATAAATGTGGAGCAATATTACTTTCTAAAACATAATAGTTACCTTGTTTATCCTCAATTACATCTATCGCCGTAAATTCTATTCCTGTAAGTTTGCAAACATCTCTACATAATTGTTTTAATTTTTCATCTGGAAAATAAGGAGCGGCAACACCACCAGCATGTACATTAGACACTAAATTATTTAAATTTTTATCTTCTATGTATGTCTCTTTTATGTCACCATTTTCGTCATATAATACTTTTTGCTTTCCAACATACATTCTTTGATCTGATGCTATTAAACTATCTCCATTTGTAATTGTTATAGATGCTGTGGGCTCACCTAAAAAACAAAATATTCTTATGTGTTGAGATTTATCATCAAATTTAGTGATATAACTCTGAACTATTGCATCACAATCTTCATAAAATTCGTTAGTTGCAAATAAGTTTTCCAATTCATCTGCTACAAATAAACTTTTAACAAGTTTTATTCCACGTCCTAGCGAACCTTTACTTGGTTTAATAATACATTTTTCACCAAACTCTGGAAAATACCATTTTTTATATTCACTTTCTCTTGTAAATGTTACTGTTTTTGGAATAGGTATATTATTTTCGCTACAAAGTTGATAAAATGTATCTTTATACAAACATCTTCTAATTGATTGATAATTTGGAAATACTATATGCCCAATGTTTTCTAATTTTTTTAGTACATTTAAAACTTCAGATATTGTATAAGCACCTAACCTAATTAAAAACTTGCTGTTATCAGGATATTCAGAAACGTGTTTTTCTAACAATTCTGTGTGAGGCATAAATTTTATTTCTTCCTGATACGACAAACTTTCTAATACAGATGCAAAATGATTAGTATGAATATTTCTAAAAGTTCCAGCAGGTTGGATTATATAAATCATGTAAGTATTTATATGTTAGAAATTGAGGGGCGGCACACATTGGGAATTTAACATGGGGAACGACTATGTCTAAACTTGTCTATTTACCCAAACCCTATTTACGAAACGCCACTCGAGCCCCTCAAACTTCTATCAAACTCTTTGGAAATACGTTTTTCTTTTATTTGATTATAATAAACATCTAAATCATCTATAGAAAGCAATTTTTTTAATGCCTCATGTGAAGTAAGCATTTCCTCCCTGGCTATAAATGTAGCAATTATAATCAAGTCATGCCTTCCAACATTGTGTTTTGAAGATAGTTTTTGAATATCTACCTGATAAGCAAATTTTTCGTCGTTGTAATCCATATTATTTAAAAAATTTATATTTTGGGTCGTATTTGATTTTAGTAATTTTTTTCCACCATCTGGCAATTTGATCTTGCCAAGAATCTCCAGTATTGTACAATGCCTTTAATTTTATATACTCTTCATCTTGTGGGGGAGTATCTATAATATCTCCTGCCTTTCCTTCTATTCCTTCGTGTTCTCCATCCTTACTAAACTCTATTGTTTTGCCACGATGATTATAATGTTTAATGAACTTTCCGTTATAGGCTTCAAGAGCACTTATTTTTTCGTAATATTCTATTTCAGCAAAATCTTTTGCTATTTTGTTTATTTTGTCTGTGTATTGTCCCACGTTTATATTTATTAATTTATAACTGTTTTAAGAACTTCAACAATAACTTTGCCATACTTTGCAAACCAACCTTGGTCTTCTGCCATTGCCAATTCAGGCATCAACATTAGAGCTGTTTCTGTACCTAAAAATGCATTACCAATTAATAAAAACCCTGCACTAGATACTAAAAGATACATATGATCATTTTGCCTAAAACTATGGATTATAATAAAAGTAGTACCTAATATCATAGACAAATAAGCAAATATTTCCATGTCTGCACTTTCACCTAATGCTACTGTCATACCTATAAACAATGCAGAGCACCCTAAAATTTTTAATGTAGATTGAATAAAGTTATTAATTTGCTTTTTCTGTTTGCTTGTCATTTTTAATCACTCCTTTTTCAATAAGGTAATCTATGCTTATCCAACCGAATACCCAATTAATCACGATAAAATCCGTCCCTAACACCAAAACGTGTTATTGTTAAAAACAAGGCACTTGTAAATATTGTTTGCATAAACTCTATCATCCGTTCGCCAACATAAACATTATATAAACCACTATAACAAATATACTGTTAAGAGTAGCAAAATTACTTCGTTGCACTACATTTACTTGTGGGAACGTCCATTTAGGCAGTCTCACATACGAAACTATCCATACAAATACTGCTACAAATAGTATATAACCTGTCATTATAATTTTTCTCCTAGTTCAAACCCTCTAAATGTTTTAAATCTAGGGAACCTTAAACTCCAAGTGTCTTTTGCGTCTTGCGATTGTGTAGCCGCATCGGCTCTAATCTCAACTAACTGTCCAATAACAGCATTTTGGTTAGCCCAAATCTGCTCTCTGTTTTCATCAGTTAAGCCACTACCCACATTAACATGGAAAAACTTGCCATCGTCTTCACCTTCAACTACAAGAGCACCTAACATGCCTTCGTTTTTGCCTGTGCCTTCTTCTAATGCAATAACTTTAAGTGTAACTTCAATAAAAGGCTTTATTTTTAACCAAGCATGACTTCTCTTACACTTATATACTTCGTGTATTGGTTTTATCATAAGACCTTCGTATCCTTTGTCTAAAGCAATTTTGTTTAGATCAGCAAATAACTCCTGTCCTTGCTCTGTGTCCATGTCCATTTGCCAGTAATCTACAACCTTAATACAGTCTTCTTTGTCTCTGTATTCTTCTAGTTGTAATTTTCTTTCCAATGTGTTGGCACTAGTCTCTCCTTCCTGAAACTCATCTAACGACAGCACATCAAATAGTGCCAAGTAGGCGTCTTGTGTTTGAGCACCTTCTTTTCTATGAACTTGCTTCATTAATGTTTGGAAGTCATCACTCATAACCTCACCATCAAATACAGTATCGTTGTATTCTGGCTTACTCAGAGCCTCTTCAATGTGAGGGAAGTTACTGAGTAACTTTCCATTACGCGAGTATAAAGTAGCACTACCATTTTGCACAATAGCAATAACTCTTACACCATCATATTTGTATTCTACTATACATTGTCCTTTAATCTTTTTAGGATGTTTTGCTCCGTCATGTGCTAACATACAACCAAATACAGGCACAGTTCCTGGTGCAACACCATTAACTGTTTTTACACTGACACCACAACGAAGATCTTTGATTAATATTCTTCTGTACCAATCGTTCCATTGCTCATTAGTAGCAGTATTACATAATTCTTGGATAGCATCACGAGCCGCATGTCCTGTGAGTTCTCTAGCAACCAGTTTGTCTGCAACTGCATAAAACTCTTTATCTAGAATGCCTTTACCATCTGTTTCACTAAATGGAACTTGCTGAACACCAAATGTTACTAAACTGTCTAAAGCATACTGTAAGCCTACAGTAAATTCTTCACTTATAATATTATCAGCAACAACAGACTCCTTAAAGAGTCTGCTGTTATCTGATTCTAATTTTTGTATGATTTCCCAAGGTCTCATTATTGTATAATCCCATTTGCTAAATCATATTGGATAGCAATACTTTCGTATATAGCATAATATTCTTTATCGCTATTAGGTCTGTGCTCACTACCATAAAGGTCAGCATCAACAAAGTTCCAGTCTATTGAACCGTCTCTGTTAGTGTTACCTTCATCACTAACTGCTCTGTTAAATGCTCTTGCAAATTCAGGTCTGTATTCAGCAGTTCTGTAACTTGCACTTTTAGTATAGAAACCTAATTTCTCAAGTTGTAATACCAAACTGTTCATACCTGGGAATTTACCAGTATCTTCATACTCACCTAAAGTAATTTGCATTGGATCATCAATTACATAATACTCATCGTCTGCTGGAACAAAATCTAAATCAGCAACAAACTTTTCTACAAGTTTTTTACCTTTTTCAAATGCTTCAGCATCTCTAGTTCTGTATTGGAAGTCATGTATTTCATGACCTTTAAGTAAGCCTGTTGGCTCTGGTTGATTTCCTAAAATTCTATATTGTAACATAAAAACTCCTACCTTTTTATTTAAATTATACTAATATTATAACAAATTCCTGTGATCTGTCAAGCCTTTTTGACAACTTTTTAAGCCGCCTCCACTTCAGTTTTTAGTTGAGGATCTTTCTGATCAAACCAACCATTTTTAGTTTTATACTGACATTGGTAGTCATTTCTAGTACCACCCTCACCAGGTATCCACTGTTCCGCTCTGCTGATAATAGCAGAGTTCCAATAAGATTCATCGCCTGGGGTGTGATGGGTACGACATTTCCATTGCTTGTCCTCATAATAGAACTGAACAGGAATTTCCCAACTCTCACAAATTGGGCCTTTACCGTCGCCATTTTTACCAAGATCACGTATCTCCCAGTCGATAATATACTCTTCGAAAGCCTCGTTCTTGTCTTCAATGAGTTTAGTTAAAGTTGGAATACCATTAGCAACAATGCTATTTACATTGGCTTCAGTTAAGTCAGTAACAAAATAAGTGCTACCACCCTTAAATTTCCAATGTGCTTCATCTACACCATGCTCATAACCTTCGTTATGAGCCGCATAGTTCTCTCTATATTGAGTGTTTATTACTAAAGTTTGCATATTTACTCCTACCTAATTATTTAAACTATACATATAGTATAACACCAAACTCAGATATGTCAAGCCTTCTTTCAGAAAAAGGGCATATTAAATATGCCCTAATTACTTTACTTACCGTTACTGAAAACAGATGCTAATAGTAAAACTACAATAAGTCCAACTATACCTGCTTCACCTAAACCTTGTACTAGAGCAACCAAGTTACCTACTACATCGCCTATAATAAGTGTATCGCCAAATACTAATCCAGCAACTACACCTAACGGTATTAATGCTACAAAGATTTTTGTAATTCCAACTACAAAATCTTGTACCATGCTTATTACATTATTCATATAACCTCCTCGGTTTTTAATTAATGTAAGATATATTGTAGCATTTTTCAACAATGTGTCAAGTATTTTGTATAAAAGATAAATAATCATGTAACAGGATTGTAACATAAATGTTGCTTTTGTAACAGTACTCATTAGAGTTGAGTTATGCAAATTTAGTACAATCGTTACTACATTACAGGAGAAAAATATGGTGAAACCACTAGGAATAGTAGCCATGCTAACCCTACTCATTAGCGGTCCAGCATTGGCTGACAATCACATCGATAAATCTGATGTGGATAAAGTTATTTTTACTAAATCAAATGAAATCATCTTCCAAATGAAAGACGATTCTTTCTATAAAGGAGATATCATTAGATCTAATAGATGTGACTTCAAACGAAAACAACACTACAGATATGTATTCAACGACAGAATACACAACTCCTTTGGAGTTCAACACAATCAAGGCTTTTCAACATGTAGATTCACAAACTTGGAGAAACTAGCATGAAGAAAGTATGGAAAAAATTTAATAAAATAATGAAATCTGGTAGAATTACAAAGGTTTCTAAATTATTTCTTAGGTAGAGTGTATTTTAAAATGCTCGAATGATTTTTGTACAGCAATAGCCTGTACAATAGCATCAGCAAGTGCATCATGGTGACCTGTTTGATTACCCTGAGCGTCTTTTCTCGGGTCACCAGGCATAAGATTAAATATAGTTCTGCTATCTGCTTCTTGCCAGTAAAACCAATTTATATGATGTTCAAAATCTTCGTATAGACTTTGCAGGATTCCGAAATCAAACCTGGGTCCTTGAGCCCATTTTATATCAACACCTACTAGCCATTTATTAAATGCAGTACAGAATGCTTTTATATCTACTCTGTCCTCTAAACTAAATGCTTCCTCTTGTATTTCTGGTGCCTGTTGCCCCCACCATGCAAGTGTTCTTTCATCTACAAATCTACCTTTAGCAGTCTGCTCATCTACATCCAGTCTCATTATGAAATGATCATACGGGTCTGCCATACTAAATGGATTAAACTTACAACCGCCCACAGTTAATACCACACTATCAGGCTTTGTGCCTAGTGTTTCTATATCTACCATTGCGTGTATGGCCATAAGATTACTCCATTAAAAGTAATATTATAACAAAAGATGTACTTATGTCAAGTACTATAGTGAAATAACTGTGTCGTCTGGAAGTTCAGGCTCTTCATTAATTGCATTCAATTGACCAGCACCTTTAACACCTTCTGCCCATTTCATTTTCTCAAATGGATTTTGAGTACCTGCTACAACGTTGTTCCACCATGTGAGGTCACCTTGTCCAGTTTTATTTAAAAACCATGCTATTTTAGATGCTGAGCTTACTCTGGCATTTTGTTGGTCTGGATGTCCAAAATCTTTAGGGTCACTTGGATTACCTTCCATATATTTGCGATTCTTGAATGTTTCGTCATCATTGTTTCCGGTGATGTCTGCTCTGTCATGTATAAATTCAAAATCCACTCTTTCAAATATATCTAGCATGTATGCTATATGACTTAGCCATGCATCATTTTGAGGATTTTGACTTAAATGCCCTAACAGTATAAACCAATCTTTTGGAACGATTGGTAGTATTGCGTAAGGATGTCCTTCATGATTATCTTTAGGTCCTAATAACTTAAATTGACCGTCGTATTGTCTGATAACATCGTCCCAACCTTCAGACACCATTAAACAATCATCGTTCCAGAAGAATAACCATTCGCCTGTGGCCGCTCCTGCAAGTGTATTGATGTAAATATGTAATTGCTCATATCCTAATGGTTTAAACACACTGGCTCTTGCCTCTATTCCGTTCTCTTTAAATAAAGGTGCTAGTTCTTCTTTAATATATTCTGAAATTCCTACATCGTCTTCATCAATACCAAATAATATTTCTAATTTGTTTTTCTGGTTTGCTTTACTGATAACAGATTCAATACTTTTCTTTAATACTTCTCTTCTACCTCTTGTAGGAAGTAAAATAGATATTAGAGATTCGCTTTTTTCTTTATGTTGTTGTTTTTGATTGGCCACTTTTAACCTCTTGCTCTCTGTGATATTTGTTCTCACCTGTAAATAACTTTCTAATATTTCCTCTAAATGTATAATGACCAACATGGCTAAGTGCTGTTCTTGGGTCTAACCAAACATCACCGCCCATGTTTTGCCATGTTCTACAGAACATATAATCCTCTGATAGATAACGTCTGCTTTCAGGATCAATCATTGTGTCAAAAAGTGCATACATAAATGGTTCAAACTTCTGATCCACATTGATGTCATTTACATATTTGTATTCTGGGTGTTTATCAAACATACTTTGTATTACACTTTTTTCAATACACATAAATCCAGTACCAGCGTCTTTTAATTTTACAAGGTTGTCTTGTATTTGAACTTGAGGAGTATTTTTTCCTTCTGCATCTTTGATAAAATCAAAATTTACAACATAGTTTGAACTATGCCCTTCTATTGTTTCTGCAGTTTCTAAATCCTCTGCTCTGGCGGCATTAATAATGCTTGTCCAATTTATTGCTTTTTTAGGATATGCACCTACAATAACAGGTTTGTTGTATGCTACCATTCTTAAAATGTCTTCTGGATTAAACTCTATGTCTGCATCAATAAAGAACAGATGTGTTGCATCTTTATTTTCCATAAAGAAACTTGTTAATGTATTTCTACCTCTAGTAACTAAACTTTCGTTTGCTAACGTACTTATTGTGTATTTAATATTATACTTGTTACATAGTATAGCAAACCTCATCATGCTTCTAAAGTATGGCTCACCAATCTGCCCACCATAACAAGGTGTAGCAATAAAGATATGTTTTTGCCTAAGCAGTCCTAACGGTATTTCAATTTTGCTATCAAGCAAATTAAACATTACATCTTTGTTATTATCCTGAACTTGAGTAGGTAATGTTTTTTGTTTTTGAGTTTTTTTCTTTGTCATGTTTACCTTGTGTGTCCTAATAATAAGTCTGGGTCTTCTTCATCGTTAATATACTCAAATATTTTATCTAAGTACTTTCTTTCCTTGTCATTATTTAACAATATTCTTTCATCAACGAATAAAAGATCAGTGTTATTTTCAAATGCAAGGTCTATAAGTTCGTCTCTACGTTCCTTATCGTATGTCATTCCTAAAATACTCGGGAACAAAATACCTTGAATATTTGGATCACGTATAAAGTCTTCTAACATAGGTTCCCAATGACAAAAACTTAGTTCTAATGGATAGTCTGCTGGCTCTATGCCAACATCCTTACAAAACTGTTGCATAATCATACTTGTTACAAAGAAAGGAGTTGTTTCACAAAACCTACTGTTCATATCAATATAGTTTATCCAGGTTTTATTTGTATCTATATTTGTTAAAGGTTGTCTATATGTTCTATGTAGTCTAAAGTATCCACCTGGTCTGCGTCTGCCATAGTTACCACCTTTTACTAATACTCTGGTATCAAAACTCCAACGTGTAATGTCAGTATCATTGTTTATATTGCCATGTAAATGACCTTGCTGGAACAACCAACTCTGTCCTGGTGATGCATTACAAGGAATACTATGTTCTAAACATAGTTTTTGTATTTCCTGATAACTTAATTGTTCATCGTATGCCTTTTGAGTTATCATTCTACTTTCTTCCCATGGTAAAATTTGCATAGTATTAGAATCATATGCCTCTGTTATCGGACTCCAAATACTAAACATACCTGGGCCATGCCCAAACCAAATACCTTGATGAAAGTTAAGTGTTCTACCATGTTTTGCTTGGTTTGGTATTACTACTCTTACACCTACAACATCTTGTACCATAAAGTCTGCACCATCTAGACGAGGCCTTGCAACATCGTCCATAAAGTCATCTAACTTTTTAGCAAACTCTTCTGTTTTACAAATACGTTGTATATCCCATACAAAGTCATTAATCTCATTAGGTTGCATAACCTCATGTAATTTTTCTAATTCTGTAACTTGTGGATATTTTTCTTGAACTGCGTCTATAAAATATTGACGCCAATTATACTTTTCATGATCATGATCTATTAATTGGTTATCCCACCTGTGGTCTAGTTTATTTAATTCCATTATGTCCTCTTAAATGGTGGAGCCAGGGAGGATCAAACTCCCGACCTCCTGGTTGCAAACCAGGCGCTCTCTCGGCTGAGCTATGGCCCCTAAATTATTATCTATTCATCAGTGCTTTAATATTTGCACTTATTCTTTCTGCATTTGCATGAATGTTTTTAGCAATCTGTTCTGCATTCTTTTGAATGTTTTTAGCAATCTGTTCTGCATTCTTTTGAATGTTTGCCGCAATAACTTCACCACTCCATGGATTAGGTGTTACTTTGGTTACCTTTTTCTTTGTTGGAGCCTTTGCCTTTACAGGTTTTGCTTTTGCTTTTGTTGTTTTTGCCATTTTATTTCCTCTGGAGCCACCTGTCAGATTCGAACTGACGACCTGAGGTTTACAAAACCCCTGCTCTGGCCAACTGAGCTAAGGTGGCCTTTTTATTATTGTTCAGAACTATTTATAGATAGGGTATGTGATTAAAAGATGAAAAAGGGCGGATAACCGCCCTTCTTATTTAATTTGACTAAACTACTGGAGGATTGTCGTCACTTTGAACAGGAGCCTTTTAAACTTTTGCAAATTTGTGAATGTATGTGCTGTGATGTGAAAAGCATCCTTAGGTGCTTTTTTTAATTTTTATCAAAAGGTTTTTTTGACACAAACTCGTTGAGTCTTTCTGCTTCTTTTAAAACGTCTTCAGTTGTAGGCATGTCCTCTGGATTCTTGGCTTTAGCCTGAAGTATCTCTCTGGCCTCTCTTACTAGGTCCAATCGTATCTCATACGGTGTTTTACTTGACATTATTTTGTTACCCCTGTTACAGCAATATTTATAAAACTAATATCTATTAATAAGTTATACTATAACTTAGGATTTATGTCTTAATGTAGCCAAAGAACTAGAAATAGAATTAGGTATTTGATTTTTATTCTGATACGTTCTTTTCACTAAATCAAAATCTATACCATAATCTGCCTCTCTAGATGCCATATCTAAAATTGCTAACATTCTAAAATGTTGAGGAGACAACCAAAAACCTGAATCATCGTCTTTTTTATTATACTTAAGATTAAATTGTATTAAATTAATATAATTCCAGTTAAAGTCTCTGTCATGATCAATCCAATTCTCTAGCAAGTTCCATTGATCATCTTCCAAAAGATCGTCAATTTTTACTGCTTCTTTAAAAGAAATAGGATTTTCACCTCCCCATGCGTCTTCTCGTACAAGTTTTCTAATGCTGTTTGCAAGGTCTGTAAATACTTCAGCCCCACCATTTTCTTCATTATTGGCACCGTATGTAGGCAATTTTTCATTTAAAGGATCTGCTTTAAAATCTGAAATGTTTTCTGACGGGCTTAAATCAATCATTACATTTGATCTGTTTCCGAAGCCTAGGCTTCCAAAGTGGCTTTTAACAACATTGTCTATCGATCTCACTTTTTCCAAAGCATTAAGATTTTCATTCTCTAACACTTCTTTGCAATGCTGATGTAATTCTGCTATTTCCATTAAAAACTCCGAATAAATATTTGCATGTTTATTGCTTACAAGTATTTATCTTTTTTTTAACTTTTTTACTTCCTGTTCTAGATCTACAATTCTTTTTGCAAGTAATGGGTATTGAGCTAACCATTTCTCTTCTCGACTAGCAATTTCTAAATCATATCTGTTTGCTACCCACTCCATTGTGTTATCCATTTTTACTTGGAACCAAACACCCATTTTAGTATTCTTAAACCACTGATAAAAACTACTACCAATTATACTTGATAGTATGCTTTTTAGTGCTAATATTATTAACCAATTCATTTATATTTCCTTATTTAGGTAATTGTTCGCCGTTGTCGTCCATGTTGTACAAGTACTCATGATATAAACCCATACTGTGATCAGCAAAACCATCTATTAAATTAAAAGATTTAAGTGCCATCCAATGTCCTCTACATTTGTCTTTAAAACGTTGAAGCCATGTTGCAGGTCTTATGTTGCCGTATGTATCAATATATCTCAACACACCACCGTGCCTAAACAATAAGAACGAAGGTGGTACAGCCGTTACAGCATCATTATTATTTCTATATCTATAATACTTTATGCCATCTAATGCTTTAAGAAATTCTGCATTACCAACTCTAGGTTGCCCAAATGTATGTAAGCCACCATTTGGTCTTAACTCAGCCGCTACTAATACAGCCATTGCTCCACCTAAACTATGTCCTGTAACCCATACAGTTTTGTCACCTTTTTTGTCGTGTTTTGTTAATGCTTCTTTGATACCAGGAATAACTTTGTCATACTCTGCATAAAATCCCCTGTGTACTCTTCCTGATATATGATGTTTAACAGGGAACATTTTTAAATCTGCTAAAATATCATTTAATTCTGTGGGTTCAGTGCCTCTACATGCAATAAGGACATCTTTGCTATCACTCATTACATAGGCTTGAGCACCATCAACATCTATAAATGTTGGTGGAAGTGGTTTGTTTAAAAACTTTTTAAGAGGTGACAAGTCTTTTATGCCTTGTCTCTTTTTTAATAAATCTTTAGGCTCACAATAACATTGATGAGCGAACATACTGAGCAATAAACCTCGCTCACGATAGTTCATATCTTTTACTGACATGAGTTACTCCTACTAATAATTATAGTAGTATTTATCGTTTATTTCAGTTTAATTGCTTTATTGCCCCAGCCATCTACATAATAATCTTGATATAAACTGTGCTCTTTTATGCTTTTAATACTAGATGTTGTGTAACCAAAAAATGTTCTTCTAAGTGTTCCTGGTTTTGTTTTATATGTATGCCAAGTGCTATTACCTGGTAATGTACCTTTTTGATTATTAAATCCAGACATAACAAATGCTCTATTATATTTCCATTCTACTTCTTTAACAAAATTTTTGTTATTATCATATAGTTCTGTACCAAAGTTTTGTTCTTCACCTAAATATACTACCAAGGATATAGCCTTATAAATGTTTTCTGTATGCACAGGATAATCTTCTTTAAGTTTTTTTACTCTAAAAAAGTATGCATATTCTGATGTATATTCTTTTTCAGGATCATTTTTAATATCTAAACTATCTAATAATTCAAAATATTTTGCAAATCTTTCGTTAGGATTTTTATTAAAGTCGTGCAAATTCTTTTTAAGAATTCTTTTCCTTATTTTATCTGTGTCTAAAATGCTATTAAAATCTTTATTTTCTTGTATGTGATCTAATTTACTTTTTACAAATTCTAAATCTTCTTTATTAAAGAAGTCGTCTATTACAGCATATCTAAAAGGGTCATCAAAGTATTGTATTTCCCTGTCAATCATACTATATGTTGGTCTCTGGTTTTTTCTGCAGTATATTGTTTGCCTGTTTTTCTACCATAATATACTTCTTTGCTTATACCTTTTGTTCCGCCTTCGCTGTTAATAATGTTAAACATTATAGAAAATAATCCTATTAAAGCAGGTATAATTATTGCCATAAGTATTACGCCATCAATCATTTTCTTTATCCTTATACTTTTCTTTGCGAGGTATAATTTTTGTTTTATCCTTTTGTACTTTGTGTCCGAAAGGTGAGTCGTGAGTAAACAGTTGCAAGTGTGACCTTGTTGCTGGTTTATTAGTTTTCTTCGACATGTTTCTCACCTATTGCTATTGCCTCTTCTGTACTATATGGACTTTCGTGTGCCATTGGTTCTTTTGTTTCTGCTATGTTAGGCCATATTTCAGACATCTTTGCATTTATTTCTATAAAAGGAATCTGATCTGTAGGTAGTTCGTCATCACTCCAAATTGCTTCAACAGGACATTCTGGCTCACATAATGCACAGTCTATACACTCATCTGGATTTATAACCAGCATATCTGGACCCTCATAGAAACAATCTACAGGGCAAACCTCTACACATTTTGTGTCTTTACACCCAACACAGGGACTACCTACTACGAAACTCATAACTGTACTTATCTAAAAATAATATTATACTTATATTATTTTACTTGTCAAGAGTAGCAATAATGATATAAAGCCTAAAAATAATCCTGCTACTAGAAAAGCGAATAGAATAATTCGCAAGGGTGTGATTTTAAATTTACCATTATTAGTTCCTACACCAACAACGGCCTTTAATGCTTCCTGTATCAAAATATAAATGTATTAAGTTTAAAAACTGCTAACATCATACCAAAAACAACAATCTGAATCACTGCGGGTATTACAACAAACATTTTCATTACATCAAAGTCGCCTGTCATAAAAAAGTCACCGCCGTTTTGCCATTCTTGAACTTCTTGCGGAGTTGCTTCTGTGTAGTTTTTAGTCTCTGACATCTTTTTGAGCCTCAAAAATAATTGCATCTCTGATTTCGTGCATAGGTGCAAAACTTAAATACAGCCAACTTAAAAATATCGAAATTATTCCAAATGCTATAATTTCCATTATCTTATACTTCTTTAGGGTGCCAGGGTGCTATCCAATATTTAAAAAATACTTTTAAAAATTTTTTCATGTTAATAAATTTACCACATTAATAAAAAATACATACCATAACAATATGTATGTAAAAAATTCTATCTTTTGTGGGATCTTTTTAGCAATTCCTGATTTATCTATAATTTTATGTACTATTTCTGTCATTATCTTCCATTATGTCGTTGGAGATACCAAAAGAACAGAAACCACAAACATTGTAACTAACGTAAAAACTTCTAATTTGTCTTTTATTTTTTCAACTTGTTTTTGGCTCACTTACTATACTCCAATTCGTGATTTCCCTTACACTTCTCAGAGCACCGTAAAGTTGGTCATTTACTTGGATGGAGCAAATTAACCAAAATGTCACAATATTTTTCATAATCTGTGTAATGGAGGTTATATATAAATATCTTATGATATTTTATAACTATTATTTATGTTATGGTGTTCGAATAGTGTTGATTATAGGGTAATTTTGATAAATTTAGAAATCGAAGTTAAATCTATTAACACAGGTTAAGTCATTTTCCTGTATATATTGATGAAAATCTTTATAGATATTTTTTATAAGTTGTGGATATTTAATATTTCTATTGAATCTTCCTAGCTCATTATTTTTTCCTTCTAATGGTTGTGCTGACAGTTCAGTGTATTTTAGTTTTCTTGCTCTTTGTCTTGCTTTAACAGAATTTGTATCAAGGTCTATTAAATTGTTTTTGTATTGGATATCAAACTGATTGTAAATACCTGATTCCTGAGCTAATATTTTTTTAAGGTTTTCAAAGCCTGTTGTTTCGCTCTTTTGTGGGACAAGATCATTAATTATGTTTTTATAATATTCATATTTGTAAATGTATAAATCATTTCTTTGTCTTTCGCTCGTAATGTACCAATCTGTAGTTTTAGCATACTTACCTTGTTTTTTTATAACATCTATATTGTTCATATAACTTTGATAGATTGCTTGTGGGCTATGATAATAAACATCTCTTAAACACTCAACACCTATACTTTCACAAAAAAAATAATAAGGTGCCATAATGTCTTGCAAAAAAATATCTCCTGTTATAGAAATATTTTTTTGTGTTATTAGGTTAGGGTTGTACCTTATCAAAGGAGGATCTCCACCCATTAAGATATGATCAATATTAAATTTCTCTTTTAATAATTCTATAAAATAAAAATGTAGTGATAATTGAGGAGTATTGTTCAAATACTTTGGGCCATATTCATAATGTTTGTTGTTACTGTAAAAATTAAATAAATCTATATCAATTACATGATGCTTAAATTTAAATTTTTTAGCAAGTTGTTCTGCTAGATAAACATCCTCTACATTTATAATAGTGTCTTTCCATATTGATCTATAAGTATATGCTGTTATATTTTTGTTTAATTCTAGACAATATCTTAAACTAAACTGACTGTCTAATCCACCACTTAATGCCAGATGAATATGCTCTTTATCATAAAGGATATCACCTATACATTCTATAAGAGGTTTATCTGTTTTTTCAGCAAAAACTTGTACAAAATGGTCCATAGAGCAATCCACTATCATACCAGGTGGATCACCTAAATTTATTCTATAGTTACTCATACTTTGATTACAAATTTGATAATAATGATAAATACATATATAAATTAGTTATCTAATAAAGATATTTAGGAGATTACAAAATGGCGACTTATATCGTAAGCATGGATCCTTCAGTATATGCAGATTCTACTGCCGCTGAAACGGCTATTACAAATGCCGGTGCAACAATTAACAAAACTTATAGTTTTAATTTAACTTACGGAATCGAATGCGAAACAGCTCAGTTTGACGCTATTGTGGGCAAACTGTATTCAGAAGGTACAGATGTTACAGCAACGATAACACCTAGTTTTAATACAAATCATTTAAAAATGTTATGTAATGATGCTGGTTCTTCGGCAACAGCCTATAATCCAAGTAGTTCGGGTGCAGGTGAGCATATTTACTTAGTTGATACTGGAGTAAATACAACTCATGCAGAATTTACAGGTGCAACTGTTAATAATCTTTACACAGGATTTGGCACAGACTATTCAGATACTGATGGTCATGGTACATCAATGGCCAGTTTAATAGTTGGTCAAAACATAGGTACTGCTTCAAGTGCCACTTTACATAACGTAAAGGCCTTAAATGCAAACCCTTATACAGGTACTATAGCCGCAATGGTAGATGCCTTAGACGCCATTCTGGTGCATCATAATGCAAATACTCCTAGCCAAACAAAAACAGTATGTTGTTGTTGGACTACAGATAAAAACAATTTATTAGATGCTAAATTTCAAGAACTAGAAGAAAACAATTTGATAGTTATTTGTTCTGCAGGTAACAATGCAAGAGATGTTGATTACTATTCACCAGCAGGTTTAGACAGAGTAATGACTGTTGGCGGTCACGATGCTAATTTAAATGTTGGATATTTTACAGCAACCACAGGTTCAAACTTAGGACCAGAAGTTGATATATTTGGAATGGCAGAAAATGTTTCAATTATAAACTTTTCTGACAATGCCGCATACACCACATCAAATGGTACTTCAGTAGCCACGGCTCAGATTGCAGGACTTTCACTTCAGTATATTGACTTATATCCAAGTGCAGATGCCAGAACAATTAAATCATACTTGGTAGCCGAAGGTGCAGTTACTGGTAGAGGCATGGCAATGACATATGATGCTAATTTGCTTACAGCATGTGGCCAAGTAGAAGCAAACCTTAAAAAATCAGTAGGTGTAAGTACGCAGATTGGAGACTTACAGTTATCAGCAGTTCCATCAGGATTAGTACTCACAGTTGCAAGTGGGCAAAGTGCAAACGTAAATGTTCAAATTAATGCTAGTGCAAGTAATGTAAGTGTTATGAACTTTAGTCCTGTACCACCTTGGGCAACATTTGCCAACACAGGTGCAAGTATAGGAACAATTAGTGTAGATACATCTGCTAACATGAGTAATGTTACTGTACCTGGTATATACCACTTTGCTGTAAGAGGTGAAGTTAGTGGAACAGTACTGGTTGAGGAATATTCCATTGGAATATATACCACAAATGTAAATGAATTAGACACATCTCCAGAATTTTACTATGATGCAGATAATTCAGACTACGACCAAGTTGTTAATTTTAATGCCACAAAAGAGTAATTGATTTTACGCAACTATTAAATAGTTGTATGAAACAGATCTTCGTAGATCCTACATCTAAAAATTGTATGTTTAGTTCTCTTGAACCGCAAGGAAGTTTTCTATTTCATCGATTTGGCAAAAGAGAAATTACACAAGAGCATTTAGATATATCTAAATTAAAAATTTTTTTAGATAATCAAAATCCTGAACAAATAATACTTGAAAGTGTTTTTGGAGACCCTTTAGAATATAAACATATTGTTGAATTAGCAGATTATTGTAAAGATAAATCTATTCAAATAATTT